AGATCGTAGAATTTTTGGAAGTATTCCCAAAACGCAACACTACCTTTTCTTCCGTCAAGATGTTGGTCAGTAATAAGAGCTACAGTCATCGTTTAGATCTCATTTCAAGATTTTCTTTAATGCTATTCATATCTGATGAAGTACTGCTGTATCCTAGCATATCACCTGTGTGACTATCCATATGCAACACTTCATCATATCCAGAACGTTCTAAGATTTTGTTTTTAATTTCTAATTGCTTCTTTTCTCTTTGAATACGACGAAGAAAAGCATAGTAAATAATCTGAGTAAAGTAAGCAAAAGGATTTGTAGACTTCTCTGGATCAAAGTTATGAATATATTGTAAAGAGTTTTCAATACCATCACAGATCATATCTTCTCTAAACATATAGTTTACGAAGTTAGGTTTGTATGATAAATGCGTAGCAATTTTAAGAAAACATTCTCCTACGTAATTAGGAACTTTGGGTTTGGTATCCCAAATTTTAGATCTATCTTCTTTAGTTGGATATCTATCATTCTTATCAAAGAAATCTTTTTCTACTGCTTTACGATAAACCATAAGAGCATCTAAGAAGTCTCGGTTGTTTACGTAATTTTCCTTAGTTGTTCTTTTTCCCATTGGTTATACTACTGGTATCGTGCTGAATTATTCATGCTCATATTCTAGCACACTCAACTAGTTTTGTAAAGGGGCTTGACAGAGGTGGCAAAAGCATGTATAATAACAGTGTAGCAGTTTCAAGATTGTTTATATATCTGTTCTAATAAATCTTTAGAGTCTTTAATAGATCCTAAGTATCCTTCATTATTTTTAGGGTTTTGTCTTTTAGAATAAAATCTTTCATCAGATGATACAGGGGAAGGTTGACGTTTTTTATAATAACTTTTATCAGTTAAATGTTCTTCATAGAATTTAATAAAGCGACTGTCAAGTTCTATCATCGTAATAATTTGATTACGAGGAATTATAAACATATCTTCTTGAGTAGCATTTATCCAATCATCAAACACCAATCCTTCCACTATCATATTTCTTTTTTTTATTTCAACTTTTTCTATTAGACGTGGATTGTGAATAATAATAACATCATCATCTGAATCGTAACATACTTTAGCTACGATCTCTTCACCAGAGGTGAGTTTCATAGTAGCATAGAATTCTTCTTCCATATTATTTTAGTTCTATTTTGATTAGTTCTACATTAAATTTTTCTTCTTCATAGATTTTCAATCTTTCATCTAGGTGCTTCAGGGTATAATTTTTTTGAGGGGTTCTACAGAACTCATCAGCAATATCATAAAGAGTTGCGTGGGTTTTATTATTTCCTTTACGTAGCACTCTACCAATAGACTGTAAGTTTCTTACTCTAGACTTTGATGGTGAAGCGAATACAACATTATGTAGATTGCGAATGTTGATGCCTGTGCTGAATGTTCCATATGAAGCTACGATCACTGCATCGTTTTCAATCTCAGTGATTCTTCTAATCTCTTCTCGTTCTTCAGTGTCTACTCCACCATAGACAAGAAAGACTTTACGACCTTCTTTAACAACACTATTTATGCTCTCGTGTAAAGGCATTCCATGACGCTCAACATAGTTAAAAAGAACTAACGTGTTACCTTCTAAATCTTTAACCAAATTACGAATGAGACGATTGCGTTTGGGATTATCAATTATCGCATCAATCTCAGATTGGTAATCAAAAAACTCTTCTCTCTCGTGCTTTAATAAAAGAACTTTAATTCTAAATTCGGATAGATGACCATCCTTAATTAATTTATCTGTTTTGACAACATTCTTACACTCACCAAACAATCCTTCCAGCACCCATTTGTGTGTAGCAGAACCATCTAATGTTCCAGTGAAACCAAACCTATACTTAGCTTCATGTAGTTTAGTCATGATGCCAGTAAGAGATTTTGATTTAAACAGGTGTGCCTCGTCACCAATGACACAAGAGAAGTCATCAAACCAACGTTTAGGAAATTTGTATATAGATTGCCAAGTAGAAATGATAACTGCTTTCTCTACATTTTTATCCTTACCACCATATATGCGATGACAGTAACTGTCTACATCCCACCCATAGTCTTCAAAGTCTTTATACATTTGTTCTACTAATGAAGTAGTAGGAACAATGATAAGAGTTTTCTTTCCTGTCTTCTTATATTCAGCAGCATAGTAATACCTTACTATAGAATAAATCATTAATGATTTACCTGATGCTGTTGGAGAAAGTAGAAGTCTGCGATTGTTTGATAGTGCTTCGTATACTGCTTCTACCTGATAGTTGCGTGGTTCATGATTAGGGCACACTGATGCCATGAAACCTTTGACACCATCTATTGTAATATAGTCGTTTTGTTCTTCAACATCTCCATAGAATTTGTTTGGTTTGAAGTTAATTGAATAATTTTTGATTCCACACCATTCTTTGAGGTGGCTGACGAGACCACAGTATAACTCACCTGTTCCTGGAGAGTATAAACGGATCTTGCCATCCCATACTCCACTTCTATACTGGGGCATGAATTTAGCGTTAGGGATGTCGAATGTGAAATAATCTGAGAGTTCATAGTGAATATGTGGTTCTGCGTTGATGGTTAAAAAAATGTTATTCTTCTTTGCGACTACCAGATTTGACATTAGGTGTTTCCGTTAATAAATTTTTCCCAATCTATAGCATTTTTGATTTGAAAACTTCTATTGGAAATCATCTTTAAAATATGATCCAAATAGAAAAGTGCTTTGTTAATAAATTCAATTTTCATTTCAATGTTAATTAAATCTTCATCTGCTTCCAAATATACTTTCATCTTTTCAGATGTTTTAATTGATTGACCAAATGGTTTTTCTTTATATACTTCTGGGTCTGCTTCTCCTTGATAGTATTCTCTTTTTTGTTTTAACTTTATACGATACTGAAATTCCAGTGCTGTCTTTTCTGTAGAGAAATCTGTATAAAAGTTTAAATATTTATTGTGTTGATAAGGAATGTCTAATGCTACTTGGGCAAGGTCTGCTGAGTATTGTTTGTTTTTAAATTGAAAGTCTATGTGTGAGTCTGCTTGCCATTCTGATTTAACATGATTAAAAATTGTTTTCAAATGTTCAAATTTCATAGACGTTCCATTTTTTTGTTATTAAAAGTATAGCGTATAAATTTAAATGTTACGTCTGCCGTAAGATATTCTACGTCGGTATCTGCAACATCAAATTCTAATTCGCTCAGGTCAATTGGAAATAAACTTTCAAAATTAACAATAATATTTGGTTGAAAATTGCTATTTAAAATTAACAATCTACCATCAGAATATTGTGGATCTGGATTAGTATCCATTTCTTCTGCTAAATTATTTTGATTAATCCATTTCCAAACAGTAAGATAATTTTTCATATCTTCATCAACAATAAACTTAAGTCTCAAATCTCCATAAGTAACTCCACCAGAAGCAGCAATAGGAATTGATCTATATCTTGTTGAAATTTCTGCGTTGCTTACGCTAATGTCAGGCACTCTTGCTCGTTGACAAAAGAAATCTACGCCAGCAAATATATCCAAATCCATCTTAAACCCTGCTGGAGCCAAAAAGTTTCTGTTGGTTGGTTGATCTTTAATCCAATTAGCTGACATAATTTAATCCTTTTCTTGTATTTATTCCCATAAAAAAAGACCCCCCGTGAGGGAGGTCACCCGTGAGGGAGGTCGGTCTTATTCAAGAAACTCGTTTGAAAAAGATTCCTGGTTCGTAGTTTCCATCTGGGGTGTCGATAGATGCAAATTCCCACCGCTGCCCCTGACGAGATAGTTTTGCAGGAACATCAGGTCTTTTCTTTCCACCAAGTTCTTCGTAACTCATATAAAATCCTTCATTCACCTGAATGTTGTACCAGGGATACCTACAGCGACCGCTGCGGTTGCGGTTGAAGATATTGGTCGGGAAATCCCTAGAAGTGAAAATTGTGGCCATAACTAAATTGGTTGATTACTAAAAAAGTATAACACGGATTTGACCAGTTGTCAAGCCATAAAAAAAGACCCCCTTTTGGGGGTCTTAAAGGATTACCTGAAAATCAGGTGAGGTTGATAACCTTAACTCTTCTGTAATACTGGTTAGTACCAGCAGTAAGAGCTGAACCATCAGGAGTAGCGCCAGCAATGCCGCTGCTATGAGTGGTTGAAACGAATGGGTTGCTGACCATGCCGTAACGGGTCTTGAAGCCAATCTTAGGCTGGAAGGTGTCAGGATTGATCGAACGAACCATCTGGAGAGGAACGTAAGGGCAATAGAAGAGACCAGCATCATAAGGTGATGTACCCTTATAACCCATAACGTAGTAGTGCTTAGCAGACTGACCTTGTGAGTAGATTGGAGCACCGAATGGATCGATGTAAACACGGATACCACCCTGAAGAACGCCAGCAAATACATTGCCAGTGTCATCAGCGTTGAGTGAAGTGTTGAGAGCAGGAGCGTAATCAAGAGCGCCAGCAAGATTAAGTGCTGAAGCAACGTCCGAAGAACAGATTACGAAGTTACCCTTACCTCTACGTGTCAACTGACCGATTGCGTTAGCATCGCGCTGAAGTTGGAAAAGCATACCTTTGAACTTCTCTGCCTGCCAACGACCGTTGGAGTCAACGTCAAGGTCAAAAGTACCAGGAGTAGCAACGTCTTGTTGTGCGCCAGTTTGGGCAACAATATAAACGGTACGAATAATCTCTCTGTTAATTTCAGCAAGGATTTCGCTGGAGAGAATGTTTGCTAGTTCCTGCTCAGCATCAAGACCGTGAATAGCCTTGAGGTCTTGTGCGAGTTCTAGAGTGTAGTCTGCCTTGAGAGCACGGGTCTTTGCAGTAACCGAAGTCTTCTCAATGCTGAAGCTCATCTCACGGAAGAGATTAGATGCTTCGCCAAGAATTTCTGAATTCTCACGAGTTAGTGAAGTTGTTCCACGCTCATAAGTGCCAGGTGAAGCGTCGTTAAGAACAGCAGGGTTATTGCCTTCTGAATCGCCACCTGAACCAGCAGCGTTACGAACGCTGTAGGCACCTTGTGAAGCGTCTGAACCACCTGAGAAACCAGCATCTGGTTCGTAGTAAAGTGCCTCAGCACCACCTTGATTTTCGTAACGAGCTCTCATTGCGAAGATAAGTCCAGTAGGACCACTCATTGGTTGAACGCCAGCAATGTCATAAGCGACAAGGTTGGGCATTGAACGACGAATGAGGCTGATTAGGATAGGATCGAAACCAGCGAGACCAGCGGTGTTGCTGTTACCTAAAGCAGAACCACCAGGCGAGATTGTACCAGCTCCCATGGAGTTGACTGATACTTCGTTAAGCATACCGTGCTCTTCGCGGATAGCACGTTCCTGGTTTTCTAGCAGGGTTGCGGTAACTGCTCTACGATATGGGTCTTTGATCTCGGAAAGACCAGCGCCATTAGCGTTAAGAACAGGTGACCACTTTTCCTGCAAAAGTCTTGAATCTGACATTTGCGTTAAACTCCTTTGAGTATATGGTGTTGTAATTATTTATAGAAATGATTACTGCCAGCGAGCGAGAGACTGGAGATACGCCGCCATTACTGGTGATGTATTCTCTTGACCTTCCACTGTGGTTTCATCGGAAACTTGCTCTGTTACTACATGCTTGGGGAAGTAGCTGCTAATGAGAGTTGCGACTTTGTTCTTGAAGTCTTCTTCGGAAACAAATTCTACTCCTTCGGCAAGTGAAGCAAGCTTATCTCTTTGAGTATCTACAAGACCTTCACTCATATATGAGAGAATGACTTGCTTGTGATAACCAGAGAGTTTATTATGAAGTTCAATATTGCGCTCAACCTGTTCGGTAAGGCGACCTTCCATTTCACAAAGTTCCTCAGTCATTGTCTCTACGACATTGACTTTCTCCGCTGGGAGATCGAGGTAATTTTCTTCAAAAACTTTTTTGAGACCACCCATGAACTCTTCTGCAATCTCAAGTTTGAGACCTGCATCAAGTGCAACTTGGTTCTCTTCTACCCAAGTAGTGATTGCGTAGTTGAGTGTTTCATCAATCTTGTTGGCAAGAGACGCAATCTCTTCTTGGAATTGGACGGAGAACTGCTCTTCAAGTTGTGATGCAATTGAAGTTACTTGCTCTTCAATGCGTGACTTGACGGCAGCTTCAAAGATTGTAGTTGCTTTCGCTTTAAAATCTTCGGAGAACTCTTCGCCTTCGGTAAGGGCAGCAACATCTTCCGCAGCGGAATAGTTGATTGCTTCCATACCAAATACTTTTACGTTGTTTGGACCACCAGGAATTTGATATCCAGATGACTTAACAGATGGGGCAGGATCTTGACCCTTACCTCTGGTTTGAGCATCGCTAACTTTTGAGTTATGCTTTGAAGCTTTAGCACCAGGATTTTGTTCTCCTTCTGGATCTTCAAAATCAGAACCACCGTTATCTTCTTCTGATTGTCCAGGAACAATTGAAGTTCCTAAAGTTGGTCTAGGATCTTGTCCTTTACCTCTGGTTTGTGAATCGTTTACGGCACCACTAACTGGTTGAACGTACTGACTACCAGAAGATTGACCAGGAACGATTGAAGGTGAGAGCGCACTGGTGCCAACTTCTGACTCAGTTACAAGCTCCTCAAACTTTCCGTTTAAGTTATCTGACATTTGAGATTCCCTCGTAATACTTACTATATGGTTATTATATGATTATTTATGATATTATAAATTCTGTAAAAAATTGTTAAATACGGTTAACGATCTTTCTTCCAAATTTTTTCTGGTAGATTCAGAAATATATCTGTGGTATTTAGCAAGATTTACTTCTTTTATAATACCATTCTCCCAGATCCACTCTTTTCCTTCCATAATACCATTCACAAATGCGTCAGGTGCTGATGGATCTGCTACAATATCGGCAGCAGTTGCGAGCATAAAATCGTCACGAACATAGTTTGCTCCGTTTCTTTCTTCAATAGATCCCATACCTCTTGAAGATACTCCAAGTTTTACTCCTTCTTTGAGAAGTGATTCCGCAATTTTTCCCATAGGTGTTGATAAAATTTGTGCTTTGCCGATGAAATTACTTCCTTCAGCTTTAAGCGAAACAATTTTATGTGACACTCTATCTAGGTTAACAGTAGGACCATCAGGATGACCTAACTCACCGAGAGCACGACCAATAGTTACGTACTGTTCGTTGTATCTACCCACTTCACGTTCTAAAACGCCAAAAGGATATACTCTTCCGTTACGGTTTTTGATATCTCCTTGAAGGAAAACTCCCTCAATGTAAAGATTTTTTTTACCGTTTGTTTCTTCTTCAAGGACTTGTACTTCCTCAATGTTCTCGGTGATTAGTTTCATTCTTCTGTTTCCTCTTCTGGTGATTCAAACTCCACATCTTCTTCAGTAGAATCAAAGAATGACCTAGCAACAATTTGTTTATAGTCACCCATAGCTTCCGATGCTTTTCCGTATAGGATATCGGCAATTTTGTCTACCGCAGCAAGACGATGACCGTCACGCACAGCGTTTACAATTTCAATAGTGTCCATGTAATTTACCTATAATTAACTATTTATTTTTCTGATGTTTTCGGTTTTGGTGTAGCCGCTGGTGCTGGTGGTGGAGGAGGCATTGCTCCTACTTCCAAACTAGCTGCATTCATTAGATTAGTATGAATAGGATCTGGAATTTTGCCATCAGAAATTTCAGCATCCATTTGTCTAGTGATCTCATCATACTCATTATCAGTCTGCATCAATACTTGCTTTCTGACATATTCAATTGAATAATATTTGCCTAAGAAAGGATCTAATTGAGTAGCAACTTGTAGGCGATTACCCATAAGTTCTGCTTGCTTAAGTTCTTCAAAGTGATTATCAAAATGATAGTCGTATTGAATATGCTCTTGCATATCTTCCCAATCTTCTGGAGCAATAACGCCCTTTAGAATGAGTTGAGTTTTGAGCATATCGTGGAATAGTGCTGAGAACTTCTTGCGAAGTCTTCCAATCCACTTAGCAAACTTGAGTTCATCACGCAAAATTTCTGATGACCGACCAAGTGAAAATCCTTGGTTAGCATCATCCAAACGTGAAGGTGGAAGGTTTAAAGAATTATAAAGTTTCTTTTTAAAATACTCAACGTCTTTAAGTTCTCCAAGGTTTTGACCACCAGGAAGAGTGGTGATTTCTGTACCACGACCACCTTCTCTACGTGGCAACCAGAAATCTTCAAGCATACTCATATGCTTTTTGTCATCACGAATTTCTCCAGTGGCAGCATCATAGACTAGTTTGTTTCTGTAACGCGCCATTGTTTCGCGTCTT